TCGCATCGAGTGCAGCAACATCGCGCTGGCGCACCTGCATGTCATTAATCGTCTGCTGACGTTCAGTAGCCTGGCTTTCTGCGGTGATGTATTTGTCATGGTAATGACTGGCAAGCTTCGCCATCCCGACGCAAGAGATAATCAGCGCCGCGGCGGCAATCACTTTCCAGTTATCAGCTAACCACTTCATCATTCACCTGCCGGGGCTGCCTGGATAATTACCCTGTTGCCATCCTTCTTGCCCTTTTCAACTGCGCTCGGATCGATAGCGATTGAGCACTGCTTACTGGAGCGGAGGAATTCGTTTTCTTTCTGGAGTGAATTGGCTCGCGTCTCAGCCGTTGACCGGCGGCGGGTTTCTTCATCCAGTGTCTTAGCCAGGCTGTCGAGGCGCTTGGTGATCGGCTCCATCTGGTCAGCGAACTTCATGTTGCGTTCGTTAGCCAGGAGGAACTGCTCACGCAGGCGGTTGTTACGTTCAGTCAAATAGGCGTTGTCATACCAGAGCTTAACTACGAAGCTGATGATGATTGCCGCAAACAGCGCCGGTATGAATCGGCGGTAGCGGGCCATTCTTGCTTTACCTGTCATAGGAGCACCTGCAAAGCTTTGTCTGTGCGAGCGCGGCGGTCGGCTAATCCGTTGAATCCACCATTGACGGTTTTCGTTAGCCCGTTGAGATCGCCTTTGTCTGCGTACTGATTGCAGTTGTTGGCCTTCCAGAACCAACCGGCAGAGCGTGCCGCATTGGCACCCTGAAGCAGCATGTCAGGGTTATCTGCCAGTGGGAGATTTAATGCCTTGCCACATGCAAGATAGTTAGCGAGGAAAGTGACCTGTTTCAAACCACGGCCGCGATACTTCCAGCCATCGCCATTCAGGTTATTGCCGTAGCGCCCACCGTAAACGAGATTGGCGATCGCCGCCTGACGTTCTGGCGACAATGCTGATTCACCGGGTTTACGCCCAAGCTGCTGGCGCTGTGCATCGGTAAGTCGCGTGCCGAAAATCTTCAGGCCTTCAACGCTGTAGTTCAGGCTTTCTTTCACCTGCGTGAAGCCATTGGACTCAGTACCGATTTGCCCGATGAAATACGCCTGGCGCTTTGCCGTGTCGATGCCGAACTCTTTCATTGCCGCGGCTATATGCGGGTACCACTTATCAGCCAGCGCATCATTGATGCCGGCGGCTGCTTTGAACTGGTCACGGGTAATCATTCGGCAACTCCCGCATCACCTGCAGCTTTTTGCAGGAAACGCTTTTCAAGTGCTTTGATCAGAGATGAGCCAGACCAGCCAGCCATGCCGCAGATTGCACCGGTTACTTCCTGAGGCCACGCCCAGTAGGTAGCGAGCAGCATCATCAGGAAGCCAGCGAATATGGATACGATTAGCTGCAGGCAGAGCGTGCGCCAGCTGAAGGCGTCACCACTGAGAACTTTGTAGGCATATGCAGCCACCGCGCCGAGTACAGTCATGCCCAGCGCAATCAGCGTGGCAATAAAGCCCGGATCGGATTTGTAAGGCATACGTTTCATTTCCACCCCCGCGTAGGGGACTTGTCCAAATAGGAATTGTCTAAATGTTGAACAGGACAAGCCCGGGTAAACTTCATCTTGTCGATAGAAGAAGTTCCGCCTTGCGCCGTTGGGTAGCCAATAAGAAATAATCCGCCTGAGTGCGGATTTTTTTATGCATAAAAGACGCCCGATGCCACACAGGATAACGAGTGAGTTTGAAATGGCTGGCATGGGCGAAAGAAGTGATCAGCTCTATGGCTGACCTTTAATCTCAGGCAATCGCAAAAGTGCCTGATTTTGAGATTTGGTTGCTGGATGCCGCAGTTTCGAACCGTCCAGCGCGGAAGCCTCATGACCCATCAGCGGCGTTGGTTCCCGCGCTCCGTTAGGATACGCAGGGCATTCCAGCTGGCTGCCAGAATCCAGAAAAACAAAAAGCCCCATCGGTTAAGACGGGGCTTTCGGCCTGATATGCGAGATGAATGATTGGACTAAAGAACAATACACATCAGGCGATTCACTTTTTACAAAAACTTTTTTCGGGTGTCAATATCGCAAAAAAGCCCCGCTAGCTGGTGAGGCTACGAGGCTCTTTAACTATCTCACTGTGATGGAATTTGTCGCTGCTGGCTCATTTAAGAACACTTACGGCAGCTTACATCCAAATTGTGGCTCATTGGCTCAATGGAGTCAACCCCTACTATGCGACTTTTCTAATTTTCACTACACGTTTGCGATCGTTGAATGCATTTAGCAACGGAGTGTAGAGAAGATACAAACTCGCATTGAGTATT